AGCGTCTCGATGCCGCCGCCGTCGCCCTGATCTGCATAACGCTCGATCTCGACAGGAACCTCTGGGTTGCCTACGCCGTAACCGAAAGCACCAGCGCCGAACAGTACAGAGGTGTACTTGAAGCCGTCAGTGCTGCCAGCCTCGACGTTCATGCCGTCATCAACGATAACCCGGAGACCGAGGTACGTTGGGATAGTCAGGCTACCCTCTGAATCAGGAATGAAGTCGATGTCATCGTTCTTGACCATCTGGCTGTAAACAGCAGAGTGGACAGCGATGGCAGTCAGCTCGTCGTAACGATCACCAAGAGTGTTGGTGGCCTCTACGAAAGCGTCACGGTTGAAGAGAGTGCCTGCGTCCTGATCAGCAATAGCTTCAGCAGCTACGTCAACAACCATGTCGCCGCCGTCGTTGGCTACGTTGTCGGCAATGATGCCGTTCGTGGTAGCAATAAGACGACGCTGCCACTGACGCTCGAAGTAGCGATCCGTGCGGTTACGAACCTGATCAATGGCGCGGGCGCCAAGAGCAAGCTCGGAGGCCAGATCAGCAGCCTGCCAACCTTGGTTGACAAAAGCCTTACGAGCGACCTGCTCGCCCTGCACAACCTTCTGAGGCGTAGCAGTGGAGCTTGGGTCGTCTGAGCTATAGTTGACCTCAACGCTGCCGTCTAGGTCTTTCCAGAAAGGAAGCTCGGCAACCTTGCCGGGAGAACCAGCAAGCTCATCAAGCAGAGCGTTACGGGTGACAACACCGCTATCAAAGAAAGCAGTCTTCTCAGGGCCGTTGACCGGGGGCAAATCCCGGAATACTGTGACATCAATGATGTCGCTTAGACGTGTAGTAGCCATTGGTTAGAATCTCCTATTATTGGCCGTAATACTCGTTTTTTAGGCGTTCGTACTCAGTTGGGTTTTCTGCCCGAAGGCTGCTGAGTTCTGCGCCTGTCATTTCGGAAAATGATTTTTGAGGTGCTACGGCCCTGCCGTTATCTGTACCAGCGGCTCCGCCACCAGTTGCTCCGCTCCCATCGACTAGAAACGGATATTTCTCTTTCAGGTGACTAAGGATTTTCTCCTTGTCTACCGGCACACCGCCTAGCTCAAAGACAACACCGTCGTCTGAATACTTGGCGTACTGTGCAACTTTCTCTTGCAGCAGTTCTCCGCGAGCTGTGTCGCGGGTAAGTTCTGAAGCCAGCTTGGTTGCTTCTGAGCTAATCGTCTGCTTCTGAATCTTAGTCTGGAACTCTTCGTACTTTTCCTGAAGCTCTCGTTTGGCTTCCTGTTCGCGCTCGTACAGCTCTCTGAACTGCTCTTTCTCTTTGAGACGCTCTTCTTCCTGCTGTTTCTGCAACTCTTCAAGCTCTTTGGCTCTCTGTGAGGCAGACTTCTTTTCTCCTAGAAGTTCGTCTACTTTGTTCTTAAGACCAGCAACTTGGTCTTCGATCATCTTGTTTACTTCTTCTTCCGTGTAGGTCTTGCCGCTGTTCTTGATCTCTTCTGCGACATCCNTTTCCGCTTGTTCCCGTACTTCATTNTTNTTACTCTCTGACATGGTTATAAGCCCCTAGCTTATGAATTTACGACCTCTGGTCGGTTAGATGTTTGCTTGTTCCCAAGCGATTGGATACTTCTGACGAAGTTCGGTGAGGCTCATCTGAGCTCCTGATGGGTCGATGAGCTGGTTTACGTTCAACCCGCCTTGTTCAGCCAGGCTTTGCAACTCTGCCCCGTTTGTAAACTTGGAGAAGAACTCGTCTCTGAATGACTGAGGTTGGCTGTTAAGAAACTGTGCGAAGGTCTGGTTTCTGCCCGCTGCAATGTTAGCTGCTTCAGGATTTAAGAACCTAGACCTTGGAATCGGAACTCTCGTTGACCGACAGTTATAGTGGATCGGAGGCTTTGGGCCTGTGTTGACAGGGAAAATCTCTCCGTCCAATCCTGCACATCTTAGAGTTGTTCTAGTGTCCAGTACCGCAACGTATCTTTCTTCTCCGAACACAACGCCGTTGGCTGTGACAAAAGCAGCTCTCGCTGCTGAGGCTACGTTGTTAAGGCTGGTCGCTACAACCGTTCTAGCTTGATTTGGCAACTTCGTGCCTAACTTCTGACGAACTCTTGTAAGCAACTGGCCAAATGCAATTCTTGAGATGATCCCGTTGCTGACTGTTGACCTGATGTCTTTACCCATCGGGCTGAAAAGCCGGGTGGACATCTGAGAATTTGTCATCTGCTGTGTTGCAGCACCTATCGCAATACCTGCTGTGGCGCCAGCAACCAAAGGAGCGATGCTTTCCTGCTCTGGCTGCTGTAGAGGCTCTGTGACGACTTGTGAGTAAGTTTGCTGGGCAAAGTCCAACTCTTCCTCTGCAAACTCTACAAGCCTCTCTCTTAGTCCCTCGTCGAAGGCTGCTTGGCCTTCGTCAATCGCCTGTTGCAAATCCTGCAACAACTGAGATAGGTTGTGTTGACGAATCTCTGTGTCTGCCAACCTAATCCTTGTCTCAATCTCTTCAAGGATAGTGCCGAGGGTCGGTCTTAGTTCTTCCCACATTCCGTTGGCGAGTCTTTGTAAGAAAACCTGCCGACGGGTGTAAGCCTCGACTAGAAAACGCTCTGCCATTAGAGTAGCGCGTTCTCAGCGTCCAAATCTTCGTCGTTCATGTCCTCTGGGATGAGAACCCGTCCTCTGCGGATGCTCTCTCTTTGTGCGCGACGGGAGATGACCCCCGTGTCGCCTAACTGGATCAGAGCCATGAGTTCCTGACTGTCAAGCTCTTCTTCCCAGAATCTCGTGTTCAAGCGATAGTAGATGTTGTCTACTGGGATGCCCCAGAACAGTGCAACGTCCATCAGAGCCTCTGTGAGTGCGTCTGAGAGGTTGTTGACGACCTGATCCAATGCTGAGGCGTCAGCAGAGGCGTTAATACGCGCTGCTTCTGCTGTCTCGTTGGCTGCTCCGCGCTGTACAATCCGAGCGCCAATGCCGATCATCTCTTGTTCTTTCTGCTCTTTAAGGCGAGTCAGAAGGCTTCTTTCTTCTGGTTGCACCAGCTCAACGCTTCCGCCCTGTGTGACAATGCCTTGTCTTGAGCCTAGCTGAACCCCGTTAGGGTTCTGGGCTGAGAACTCTTCTGGGCTGGTGTCGCCAGTGTCCAGATGCAAAGTAGGCTGGCCTGTGATAAAGCCTGCCTCTTCTAAGTCTGCGTTGTTTCTGTAGTGAGCAATGTTCACTACTGCAAGATCGTAGAGTGGCGCGTGGTCAATCTCAGGACGGTTATTGTTAGCGCCGGGGATGTGCAGCGGAATGTGGTCAAAAGGTTGACCTCCTGCCATCCGCACAATGCGCTCATCTGTTTTCGGCTGTCCGCCGTCATCATAGACTTGGTGTGTGTAAACACCGTCCCGTAGCCTGAGAACCCTGTAGTTCTTGACCACATCGTGATCGAACTCGTTTGCAATCAAATCGTCTTGCACAAGTTCAACGATCACCGCCAAAGTGAGAACGCGCCGTCCGTTGACAATCTCGTACTTCCAGTTAATCAACGCCTCTGCGTAGTAACTCAAGATAACTGGACGTGCGCCAATGTTCTGCTCTGTCTCAAAGTCAATGCTGTCGTCAATCTCTGGGTAGTCCACAAGGTAGATGTGTCTGCCCGTGTCTAGGATTGAACCCAAGCCTTCTTTGGCTAGGTGCATCAAAGAGTTTCCAGCCCCGTCGGCGTTGTAGATAATCTCCCGCATTTCGTTTGGCATGTCTACCATCGGGTCTCTGCGAAAGACCATGCCCGAGAGGGCTGACCGAGTTCTGCCAGTGACGTTCAGAAAATACGCTCTCTCGACGTATCTTTTGTACCGTTCGTCATCTTTTGGCGTGAACTCTGGCAGGTAACGCTGGGGGTTAGCCTTGAGCGCCTGTTCGCCCTCGACTACATCTCGGACAAGCCGCCACTTAGGACTATTTAGCTGGTAATCGGGGTGTAGAGTCTTGACGCTCACTTATTCTCCATTCCTTACATTGCAAAGGCGATTCTGACATCCGATACCGGCTTAACTACTGGTAGCTCGTAGCTGATCATGTAGCTTGCGGCGTCGTTTAGGTGGTCAAACCCGCCTTGCTTGTCTGGATAGCCGTTTTTGTCGTAAGCCTGTTGCTCAAGACACTTCACAAGTTCTGAGCATTTGTTCGGGTGTACCTTGACTCGGCCTTGTGAAAAAGCTGCGTTTGCAGCGTTGATTCTGTCTTTGATTGCTGGGTTTCTTCTCGGTGCCCTGATGCTAAACCCTTTTTGCCTCAGAATGGCCAAGTCAGACCTAGAAGCGTCTACTGACTTTCTGCTGGTGCCTGAGGCGTCCGGGTAAACAACAATCGTATGCTCCGGGTAGCGGTCTTTAATCGCGTCTGCCATCGTGGGCGTGTCGTACATGTCGACGAGCTCGTCAACCGCGTGGTAGACCTCGCCTCGTTTAACAAATACGACAGCAGCCATCTTTCCGACGTTGAAGTCCATACCCACATATAACCGCTCGCCTCGGTCAATGGACTCGTCTGACTGGCAGTGGAGTCGGTGGAAGTTAGAATAAACAGTGCCAGAGGATAGGTTAACAAAGCGCCCTTCGATGTAGGCTTCTGCGAGAGCTTCCGGGTAGGAGTCTCGTAGGGACTGGACGTATCCTTCTGGCAAATAAGGGTTGGAATAGGAGGGAGCCTGTACTATCCCGTAATCGTCGTTAGCGTTCTGTACCCAGCGCCAGTGTGCGAACTTAAACCCTTCCGGGGTCGTGTAGGCACTTGCTTGGTTGTAAGGCTCTGGTACGCGCTCTGGTTTCTGTCGGTTACGACCGATGACCTTGTTCCAAGCCTCTTCGGCGTGTCCGGGTGGCAAGGTGTCGATCTCGTCAACGTGTGCTGTGTAAGACTCGTAGCCCACGATCCTGTTCGGGTTGTCTAGGCTTCGAAAAACAAAGTCTCCCCAGCCCGAGGACGTGGTGTAGACCATGTTGTCTTGTTTGTTGTACTTGTAAGCTACACCCAGCTCAGTCAACTTCTCTGTGATTCTAGAGGCTGTGATGAGCTTAACCAAGTCGTAGGACGGTTGGTAGCAAGCGATCAAGGAGTCGGGTGCTGTGGCGGCGTCTATGATGGCGGCGTAGATCATCGCCTCTGACTTGCCTGCCCCGTACCCGGCACAGAAAAGTCTGTACCGCTTTTTCATCTGCAAGAACTCAGCCTGTGGGCCTGTTGCCTTTATCTGCAAGTCCACTTTGGCTAGTCCTCTTTCTTCTTCCCGTCCCCGATAACCTCGATCTGAACCTTGTTCACTGGCGTGTTAGCGTTTGGGTCAGCCTCCCACTTGATATTCTGCTGCTCGTTCCAACCCGCTTGGGTCTTCAACCAGAATATCTGGGCTGTGGTGTCGTTCGAGTTAACCGCCTTGTTGTAGAGCTTGCCCGCCACCGTGGCGTTCGCCTTGCTCTGGCCTAGCTCCAACTCTTCCTTGTAGCACTTCTTCAAGGTAGGAAGGGTAATACCAAGTAACTTAGCAATTTGTTGCTTAGGCGTGCCGAGAAGAGTGTGCATCATAACCGTGTTACGTTGTACGTCGTTCGGTTCGTGCTTCTTGCCCGGCCCTCTTTTCGAGAAGGCTTGATCCTTCGTCGCCCCTTTCGGCCTGCCCGCCTTCTTGGGCTTCGCTGGTAAGTAGTCCCCGTCCAAGATTTCCTTGATCTTGAGCGGCGCCTCTTCCCCTAAATCCTCTACGGAACCTTTCTCTTCAGACATCTTTACAAGCAGGTTCCAAGGTAAAGTGGTGGATTCCTTCGGGCAACTCTGCGATAAACTCAATCGGCTTCGCCCCTTCCCTGTCTGGAGCAAGTCCGCACACGTTTACCACGACCAAGCCCTGATCCAACTCAGCTTTGGTGCAGTTCTCGGGGGCCGAGATACAGGTTGCGAGTGCTAGACTTAAAAGAAATTCCATAACAAGTATTACCCTATTCTTCTACTATAGTCTAACACAGTTTTTACCCTTTGTCAACCCCCTAGCCTAAATTATTTTCTCCGAGGGGGTCGGCGGTACAACTTCCGAGATTTACGAGAGTGGGTTGCCCCCGTGTGAATCTCCCCGTTGGGCATCCTGTGGGTCTTCCCAGTGTACCTTCTACCGTTAGCCAAGTAATAAACCATCTCTACTCCAAATTGGTCAGACCAATCACTGATATTGTTTAACCCTTACGGGATTACGAGGAATGGACTCCAAGGTGAGAACGTCTGCTCAGGTCAGACAGAGTTATCCCCTTTGGTTAGTGAAACTGTTAGTGTTGTTATAGTGTTAGATAGATAGATAATAAATTTAATTAAATATTACTATCTACCGATCTATGCAACGCGGTGTATCTAGCGTTGCCTTTCTCTACACTAATAGTTTAGCATAAATTTTAGCAAAAGTCAATACCCTTTTAGGAAATTTTTTAAAATCTAGGGGGTGTACCCTCCGACTTCGGGAAGTCATATATAAATGACCCCCCTCAGCCACCTCCCTGCTAGGAAGGATATATTTAGTGTTATATTATAACAAAAATTTACTGGTTAATCTTTAACCAACTGAAAATTGATCTTGACTATGGAGTGGGGGAATGCGCCAAAACCCCAACACATTTTGGGGGGTAGCCCCTATGGTACAGCATAGGTCTGCTCTTGTCAATAAAAATATTCATTGATATTGTCTATCAGTACCCCTGCTATTGATAGATAAAATATGCTTGACTTTCTTTGGAAAGTGTGGCGGGAGAGTGAGACTTTCACACCACTACATGCTCACATACTCATATACGCATATCCGAATATACGCTTAACCATATATCTTTCCA